TAATACAGGTAAACTAGTCAAGCGTGCAGTACAGGTAAAAGGTCAAGGAGGACGTACATTCACTCGTATGCAGTGGATTAATCCTGATAAAGGTAAACCAGTAATGGAGACTTCACATGAAGGACATGAAGACCCTCATGCAGCTAGGGTAAACAGTATGAACCCTGAACAGAAGCATTCTATGGTTAACCACTTTGTATCCAATCATAGGGATGAAGCGAATGACTTAGCAATGGCTACTGGACAACGTAGGGCACCTCATGTAGCAGAGCATCAGGTTACTCAGCACCTAATGGATCATGCACACAAGATACCACATGAATACGTAAAAGACCACTTAGATAGCAAAGAAGCAAAGCCTAGTCTAAATGTGGTGGGAAGTGACTTACCTGAGAAGGAAGTTAACAAGCGTATGGGTAAAGAAGGTAGCTTGGACTTGAACAAACTTACTACTGGGGCTTCAATGTATGATGATTCTATCTTCAAAGAGGATACAGAGTATGCTCAAGAGGATGGTCTTAACCCAGAGAAGGAATTTAAGCACATCTTTAAGGATGTTACTAAATCAGGTATAGAAGATGTATTCTCTGACCCTAAGGGTGAATGGACAGCATCCCTATCTGGATACGACCTATTCGAGGATGAGGGTAATGTAAACTGTGGTATAAACATGTCCCTTTACGATAAAGACGGTGAGAAGATGGGACACATCATACGTTCAGCTCACTATGATGAAGAGGGTACTTTGCAGGTACACAATGATGAGATGTATCTAGAATCTCAATATCATGGTAAAGGGGTTGCCAACACTGTATATAACAGAAGTGAACAGTTGTGGAAGCACCTATCAGGAGGTCACAAAGTAGGTATCAACTTAACTGCCAACATCAGTATTGGTGCCTATGCATGGGCTAAGAAAGGATTCGACTTTTCAGACGACAAACAACTAAGAGTAGCTAAAGCAGAGTTAGAAGGATTCTGTAAGGAAAATAAAATAGACCTGTCTGATGTACTAAAGAAGAGTGGGTATGAAAGTATAGATGACCTCCAACACTCTTGGCAGTTCGCTACACTTCAAAATGGTAAGTCCTATAATCTTGAAAGTGTTATAGACCCTCAATACAAGAATGATGTAAAGGGTAGAGAAGGACACTTTGGTAAGGCTTTCATGCTTGGAGGATTAGGGTACTGGTATGGTAAGAAAACACTAAATGATGACCATTCTTCAGAAAAAGTAGGTGAAATACATGGCAGAAGAGCTAAAGAGAACAGCTAAGAAAGTACCTCACTATAAGCACGGTAGAGAAGGTAGAAGTAGTCAAGGGGATGCTTGGATGCACCCAGAGGTGTTTGACGACAACTATGAGCGCAAAACGAATTCTGACATAAGACGTTATACAAGTTCTTTGTCGAAATCGAATCGTTTGGTTGTTGACATTAGCAAGGCAGAAGCACCGAAAACTGGTAGGACTTTGAATAGGGGAAAACTCGTGAAGCGTGCGGTACAGGTAAAAGGTAAAGATGGAAGAACCTTTACTCGTATGCAATGGGTAGACCCAAACGATGACCACCAAATACAGTCCCACCCACTACACCAAGAGCCTTCACTGGAAGGTACAAAGCCTACTTCCTCTAAAAACCCTAGTGAGATGTCTCGTGAAGAGTATGTAGACCATCATGTTCGTAAGAAGATGTCTAAAGAAGAGAAGTATGATATGCTAGACAAACATGGTATTGAATGGAAGCGAAATAACCATGAAGCTATTGACCATAAGAATGCTGTAATGGCTCTAAAACAGCATCTATTGAAGAATCCTCACCTTATTGGTGCACACAATAATAAGGAAGAAAAGGATATTGAGAAGCCATTGACAGGTACAGATAATGAGAATGAGTTCTGGAATATGTGGGATAAGGCTGACAGAGAGGGTTCATATGAGCTTATGCGTAAGCTAGGTATCATTGATAAGGATGAGAAAGACCCTAGATTCGACCCTAATGTAAAGGAAAACATGAAGCCTATTAAGCACTTACTGAACGTTACTCGTTTGAAGAAGTATCTAAAGGAAAATAGACACATCATGACTAACCCTGAGTACTTGCCTACTAAAGATACAAATGCAACTAAGGTTAAGAAAAAAGAGTTAGAAGATAAGAAACAAGGTATCAAGCCATCTCCTGCACAAGCAGGTGGCAATGATGTACACACTATCTTAGCCAATATGCCAAGAGAACAGTTATATAAGCTAATGAAGGATGCTGGTATTGCTGATGAAGACCCACTTATCACAGAGGATAAGATGGCAGGAGTTAAGCACCATCTTAATATGATTAAGTTCAAGAAGCATCTAGAGAAGCACCCTGAGATACTAACTCATAATCCTGATGGTTCTCTTACTGAGGGTGAGAAGGAGCGTATTGCTTCCCTACCTGAAGAAGCTAAAGAACGTGACCGTATTAAGAGCTTTGTGTCTGATATGTCTCAAGAGGACGTAGAGGATGCACTAGACAAATACAGTGACCACGATGCAGTTAAGAACAGAACTACTTCTGACCATGAAGGTATTAACAATATGCATGCAAAAGGCGCTCTAGTAAAAGTATTCTCTGAAGATAAGGAGAGAATGAAGCCTTATCAGAAAGAAGTAGATGCTGATAGACTGATGAAGATGCGTATTGGTAATAAGGTTATGGGTAAATTCTTACGTCATGCTTTTGGCTTCAAGGGTATGGGAGACCTAAAAAGACCTGAAGATGATGAGTTCCGTACTACAGAGTGGCAATGGCATGGTAACGGTGGTAGTGGCTCTGCTATGATGGAGAAGAATGATAATGGAGAAGCAGTACTAACCGTTATCGACTATGGGGAAGATGGTCAAGGGTGGAACGAATCTCAAGTCCCTCTACAACAGGTTAAGGACTTTGTAGACGATTTGAGAAAAGGGAATGAACAGAAGAAGAAGGTTGAGGCGAAGGAGGTTCCCCTACAGAAGAAGCCAGCAGACCAGATAGAAAAAGCCCTAAACGAGAATTTCGAAAAGAACTACACTCCAGAGGTCGGGGAGGTCATGCAGTCCCACTTCACTAAGCTATGGAACAATGCAAACCGTTCAGGTAAGATTAGTGACATAGTGAAGAAGTCTATGAATATGACTAAGGGTACTATGAGAAGCCTACTTAAAGAGTGGAATGTTCCGGTATCTCCTACAGGGGATATTATCAAGACTAATGACCCTAACTTTAAGGCTGTGGTATTCAAGGATGAGATTCAGGATAAGAAGTCTAAGAGTGCTATGGATTACCTTAAAGCAGCAGACATAGGAGTAGACCGTAAAGCTACACCAGATGCTCCCTATGACCCTTATGTACTACACGAATCAGCTAAGAACTGGACAGAAGGAGAGAAAGCACAAGCACGTAAGGAGCTATTACAGAATGCTATTCATGTTAAGACTGGTATTACACATGAAGACCATGACAAGCGTATAGCCAAACTTACAGACCATCTCCATTCATCTACAACTCATATACCGTTTGACTTAATGAGTCACCTGTTAGCCAACGGTATGAAGGTTAAGTTCTCTGATGTAGATGCACATGGTAATGCTCATACAGGGGCTAACTACAATGGTAAGGACAACGCCATTTACCTAGATTCTCAGTACTACCATGATAAGTCTGTATTCAAAGACCACCCACATGACCACATACCAGAGAAGACAGAACATCCTACTATTAAGGGTGCTAAGTATGGACACTGGAGTATAGGGGAGAACATGGTGCATGAATCTGCCCACGCCATTGACAGATTCCTAAGTGGTGGAGACTCCTATCTAAACTGGGATAAAGGACACGGTACTACTTATGCTAGTGACCATTTAAATACTGTTCCTGAACATTATAAGAAGAAAGTTGAACAGTCTAACCCTGATAAGGAGATTAGATACAGCAAGGAAGGAAAGTATTTTTATGTTTTAGATGAGTGGATGTCCAACTATGAAGGGCGTGTATATGGAGAGTATCAGAAGCTCAACCCTGATTATGTACACTCTGACAACGATACAGGTAAGATGTACGATAAGAAGTTCCAAGGCGTTGAGGGTATGCATGGTACTGAACACTGGGCTGAATCAGTAGCAGGTTATGGTAACGCTATCCACTCTTACCAACGTTGGAAGGATATGAATCCAGGTAAGAAAGATACCTCTATGGATGACTGGGCTGAACAAATGCATAAGCAATACTCACAAAAAGGCTTTGGTACTGCTAACAGTGAAGGTCAAAACTATAAGGTTGGTACAAGCACTAGACCAATGGAATCTTATGGTTGGCAATACCACACAATGAAGCAACACTATCCAGAGCTATTTGGTGCAATGCAGTCCATCTTTAATAGACCTGACTTCTTAGGACAGAAGGGACAGAGCCGAACAGAGTCAATTCAACATGGAACTTCAGCTAAAAAATCTCTAGGCTTATTCGTTGATTTGGGAGGGAGCAAGGCATGAAGGTAGTTATTCACAAAGACGGAAAATTGGGTACGGTAAAATATAGCAAAGATGGTCAAGCTATGGTGAGCCACCCTGATGCTAAAGTTAGGAAGGCTGTAAAAGACTACTTAGACACTGAACGAGAGTTTACAGTAGCAAACCCTAATACAGACCCTGATGTTGTTGGTTCTAGGAGGAAGCTTTATGCTTCCCCTAAAGCCAATGAAGATACAATGTCTATGGCTTTGTGTGAGATGTTTCACCATACTGGAGTACACGTGGACTGGTCTGGGCAGATGTCTAAGGATTTCCTAGGACAGAAGGACAAGAACAGTAAAGCAGACAAGCCTATTGAGAAATCAATAGTAGACGATTTCAATATTATAAATTAGGAGGATTATCATGAATGATGACACTTTGCTAGTAATATCCCCTAAGCTTATGGACATTCAGAAAGGTAAGAGTGACCGTAATGGACTAGTACAACAGATACTTACTTATGTACGAGATGGCAGAACTATAACTCGTAAACAGTGGGTACGTAGTGAGTTTGCAGACCACGCTAAGAAGAATGAGGAAGAAAAGAAAGATGTACTATTACGTGAGCAGGAAAGAGAAAGACGTAAGGAAGCTAAGAAGAATCAGGAACAAGCTGAGAAAGTAGCTACCCAAGATAAACGTGCACGTAAGAAGAAGGTAAAAGAGAAAGAGAAAATGGAAGGTCATTCTGAGGGTACTAAGCATGTTATTCATGTAGGGGAGTACGCTAAGAAACTACAGGAACAGAAGAAAAAGCGTATGCAGGATGAAAAGGATAAGAAGAGTAAGCAACAAGGCGATAAGAAGAAGGATAACAAGAAGAAGGATAAGCATGGCTCATTTGGACAGGCTAAGCAGACCAGAGAAGATAATAAGGCAAGTGACAATATGTCTCTTGGTAAGTAGCGTACACGTAAGTGTATGCTATTTTTATTTTCTTTCTGAATTTTATTCTAAGAGAATAATGTGTATACCCCTTTTAATTTATGGTAGGAGGTGCTAGTAATGGGGCTTTGGAGCGCACTAGGTAATTTACTAAGCGTAAATATACCTGAATACTCTGACTCTTCTGTGGACTTATCAAAGTCTATGAGTCAGCAAGAAGACATAATGAAATCTGAAAGAGCACGTGACCCTAAGTTTATCATAGAAGATCCATTATCGTTAGTAACCCAGCTAGGGTTCAAGGATAAGCCATCATCATTAACATTCGATACATTGAAGAAGATGGCAGTACGAAATTCAGTGGTTGCTTCTATTATTACAACACGGGTTAACCAAGTGGCTAGTTTTTCCCAACCAGCCAGACTTACTAAAGATGGGGTAGGGTTTGAGATAACTCTACGTGACCCTAAGGCAACGCCCACAGATGAAGAGATGAGTATGATTCTATCCTTAGAGTCATTCTTAGAAAACTGTGGTTTCTCGTATGACCCTAGTAGAGATAACTTTGATACACTGTTACGTAAGCTGACTAGGGACTCCCTAACTTATGACCAACTTAACTTTGAGGTAGTACCTGACAGACGAGGACTACCAGCAGAGGTATATGCAGTAGATGCTTCTACTATTAGGGCAGCAGAGATGGATGACCCTACACCAGAGACAGGAGTTACATTTGCTGACTTTAAAGGTAATAGCCAGTCTACTAAGTTTGTACAGATAATGAATGGCTCTATCATAGCTGAGTTTACAGGGTTGGAACTAGCATTTGCTGTACGTAATCCTAGAACTGATATCAATGTTCAGCCATATGGTCATTCTGAACTAGAGATTCTTATACACCAAATAACTGCACATCTATGGGCAGAAGAGTATAACTCTAAGTACTTCTCTCAAGGGGGTACTACAAAAGGTATCTTGAATATCAAAGGTCAGAATATCAGTAAGGAACAGTTAGACGCTTTCCGCAGACAGTGGACTGCCCAAATTGCTGGTATGACTGGTGCATGGAAGACTCCTGTAGTATCTGTTGATGGATTAGAATACGTTAACGTATCTCAATCTAACAGAGAGATGGAGTACGAGATGTGGATGAACTACCTTATCAACATCTGTTGTGCAGTATATCAAATTGACCCTGCTGAGATAAACTTCCCTAACCGTGGTGGTGCAGGTGGCTCTGGTGGAGGATTAGGTGAGGGTGGTATTGAAGACCGCCTTAAAAACTCTAAGGATAAGGGATTAAGACCAATGTTAAGCTTTATAGCTAACGTAATTAATCGCTATATTATCCGTAGATTCTCTAATAAGTTTATATTCAACTTTGTAGGGCTTGATAAAGAGTCTGAGAAATCTAGACTTGAGGTACAGGACAAACAGGTACGCTCATTCAAGACTATCAACGAGTTACGTAAACAACGTGGTATGAAACCTATTGAAAATGGTGATGTTATCCTAGACCCAACGTTTATAAACTACGTAATGCAAAAGGAAATGGCACAAGAGGCAGAGCAACAAGGTGACCCTAATGACCCTAACGCAGGAGCAGGAGAAGAGCCACCAGAGGAGCAAAGTCCAGAGGAGATACAGCAGGCACAAGAGGATGACCAAATACATCAGTCTATAGACCAACAGTATACTCAACAATAGTATATGTGTTATAAGGTCTATAACTGATTTTATACTTTAGATACAAGGGGGTGAAGAGATGGCAGATTTATTTAAGTTTAGCGTAAATGCAGATGCTGATATACAGAAGTCTTCAGAAGAGGGCAAACGCATTATCAGAGGTTATGCTTCTACTGAAGATGAGGATAGACAGGGTGAGTCTATGGTTCAAAAGGGCTTAGACATATCCGACTTCCTAAATCATGGCTATTTCAACTATGACCATGACAACAGTATAATCATGGGTTACCCTTATCCAACATGTAGAGTGGATGACAGAGGATTATACGTTGAGGGTGAGTTATTCAAGGGAATACCGCAGGCAGATAGACTTTGGGAGTTAGCTATAGCTCTTAAGAAGTCTAATGCTCCTAGGAAAGTAGGTTTCTCTGTTGAGGGTAAGGTTTTAGAGCGTGATGGAAGTCGTATCCTAAAGGCTAAAATTTATAATGTAGCAATTACAACCAACCCAGTTAATACCCATACCTCATGGGAAGCGGTTGTTAAGTCCTTCAATGCACCATCTCATATGCATATAGATGAGGTAGAGAAAGCCTTATCCGCAGGTTATGAAACTAACCCAGAGGATATGGAAGGTGGAGAAACGTTTCGTAAGGAAAGCCTAGACAAGGACTTAAAGAACTTGTCGTATGTGATAGATAATGATGAGAAGAAGAAAATTCTTAAAGAGAAACTTGCTAAGAAGTCATTAACTACACGAGAAACAATTGTATACTTACAGTTAACTAAAGGCTACTCTAGAGCAGAAGCCGAGGACTTCATTAATAAGGCTATAAACTAAGGAGGTATATAGAATGGCTAACGTAAACAAGTTAGATGAGTCTATCAACAAGTCATTAGACGAGTTAGTGGCAATGGGCGAGGCAGTAAAGAAAAGTACTGCTGAGAGTGAAGAATCATTATCTAAAGGTTTGGATAATGAAGATGTAGCACCTGAAGAGGTATCTGAAGACGCTCCTGAACAAGGTAATGAAGAAGCACCTGAAGAAGGCGCACCAGAGGGTGGCGATGAGCCACAAGAAGACGGTGACGTAGATGCTGATACAGAAGCTGAAGAAGATGCTAACGAAGATGAGCCTGTAGAGAAATCATTAGAAGACACATTAAAATCTAATGATGGAGTTCGTAAGGCACTAGAAGTTAGTGAATTCTTAGATGAGTTAGTTAAAGGCTTATCAACAGTATTGACTGGTCACTCTGATGAGTTACAGAAGTCTATTGATAGCACTAACAAGTCTAATGAAATCATCGCTAAGTCTATGATTGGTATTGTTAAATCTCACCAAACAATCTTAGACAGCCAGAACACTTTATCTAAGTCTATTAATGACCTAGCACAACGCATGATGAAAGTAGAAACTACTCCAGTAGTGCGTAAGTCAGTGCCATCTGCACAGACGAAAGTTATACAAAAGTCATTTGAAGCTTCTAATGGGGATGCTCCTAAGCAAGAAGAGGGTATTTCTAAGTCAATGGCTATTGGTAAATTAATGAGTGCAGTACAAGGTGGTCAAGGCGACTTGTCTATGGATGTACTAGCGTTAGAGTCAGGTGCTAATATTAGTGACCTATCAGCTAACGCTAAATTACTATTAGGTTCTAACAATTAATCGGAGGTGCAAAGCACATGTTTCCTAACTTAGAAAACCAAGGCGGTCAAGGTTTCGGTACAGCAACACAGGCAGATGTGGATGCTCTTAATAAAGCCCTATCAGCAGGTCATGAGGTCAACCCTCTTGAGCTACAAGGCGGTGGAGCGTTCCGAGTTGAGTCACTTGAGAATAGCTTAAAAGTTCTTACTTATGGTGACCAACATATTAAATTCTGGAAGAAGATTCCTAAACAGACTGCATACTCTACTGTAGAGCAATACGGTCAGTTACTAGACTACGGACGTAACCAAGGAGCGTTCGTGGGTGAGGGTATGTTACCAGATACTAACGACTCTACTTACGCACGTAAGGCAGCATTCGTTAAGTTCTTAGGTACTACTCGTGAAGTTACACATCCAATGACATTAGTAAATAGTGCATTTGGTAACGTTGTAGCTCGACAAAACCAAGACGGTATCCTTTGGATGCTTAAACAGGTTGAGCAATCTTTATTCTGGGGTAACTCTAAGTTAAAGCCAGGTGGAGAAGAAGGTCGTGAGTGGGATGGTTTAGTTAACCTTATCGATAAGGAAAACACTATCGACTTAAAAGGTAACTACTTAGAAGAGCACCACATGAACTGGGGCGCTCAAATGATCATCCAGAACTACGGTACTCCAACTGATATGTTCTTACCATTCGAAGTTATGGCACAGTTCTCTCAAGAGTTCTTCCCTAAAGAGCGTGTGTTAATGCCAACACAACAAGGCTACCAAGCTGGTGTGGTTGTTAACAAATTCATGACTCACGGTGGAGAAGTAGAGTTCAGCCCTGATATCTTCTTAACAAAAACTAAGCCTATGAGCATGAACGCTTCTAGCTATAAAGCTCCAGCTACTGGTACTTTAGCAGCAGTTATTGATGCTTCAGGTACTACTGGTGACTTTGCTAAACAAGGCGGAGGTACTTACAAGTATGCTATTACATTAAACAACGACCACGGTGAGTCTATCCCATCTAACGTTGTATCTGTAACACTTACTGGTGCAGACCTTGCTAAAGGTGTTAAGTTAACTATCACTAACCCTGCTTCTACTGCATTCCCAGTTGATTACATCCGTGTATATCGTTCTGAGAAAGATGGCAACCAATTATATGAGGTTGACAAATTTGCAGTAACGTCTCAAGGTAGTGCAGCGACTACTGTTCGCACTGATAACGGTGAAACAATCGCTAACACGTACACTTCATTCATGGGTGAGATGTCTCCAGAGATTATCGGCTTTAAACAGCTAGCTCCTATGATGAAGATGGATTTAGCTACGCTTGGTCCAGTTATCCGTTGGATGATTTTAATGTACGGTGTACCTGTACTTTATGCTCCGAAGAAATGGATGAAGTATACTAATATTAAAGCTGACGTACCAGGCTTTATTGGTGCTTAATATAAATAGATGATCCTATAGGAGGGAGTGGACTTAGTTCACTCCCTTTTATCATGCCCTACGATACATTGATTATATTATTATAAACTATTAGGAGGTATTTGCTATGCCAAAAGTACAAAACATTATGTTAAAGGGTCAAGAGGCAGTACTATCTACAGAAACAGTGGTATTCGATGAACATGGTATTGGAGAGATTAAGTCAGAGGAAGTATTTAACGGTGTCCTTGAGTTAAAGAACTTCTTCGCAGTAGAGGAAGCTAAGGAAGAGATTAAGGAAGAAATTAAAGAAGAGCCTAAGGAAGTAGAGAAAGAAGAGGAAAAGCCTAAGGCAAAGACGGCTTCTAAAACTACTGCTAAGAAATAATAGGAGGGGTAATCATGGATTTATATGTCAATTATGAAGACATTAATGCCCAGTTCCTAGTAGAGAACTACCTGTTTGGGGTTCCATTAGAAGACTTATATGGTAACAAGATGGGTGAGGGCTTGCTAGACCATTATATCAAGTCTGCAATACTCTATACACAACGTATGTTACAAGTCATCATTGAGCCACAAGAGATAGAGGATGAAGTGCATGATTACTACCAAAATGACTTCATGAGCTGGGGATTCTTGCAGTTACACAAGAGACCTCTAGTAGAAGTACACAAACTACAAATGAACTTTGGTAGCTACAATGCAGCGGAAATACCTAAGGATTGGATACGACAATATGATATACCTGGACAAATACAGCTATTCCCTACACAGGGAAGTGCAGGCAGTATGATTATAGCACAGAATGGTTCATTCCTACCCCTAGCTCTAGGACAATACTCTAGTGCTCCTGGTATCTGGAGAGTTAGCTATAAAGCTGGTATGGAAAGAATTCCTCATGACTTAGTAGAATACATTATGAAGCGTGCTTCTATTGGTATCCTTCAAGTATGGGGTGACTTAATCATCGGTGCTGGTATTGCCAACCAGACCATCAGTATTGACGGTCTATCTCAATCCATTGGTACTACACAGTCTCCAGAGTTCTCTGGTGCTGGTGCTCGTATTAAGAACTATTCAGATGACATGAAAGACCTAGAGAAACGCCTAAAAGATACTTATTTAGGTATTAGTATGGGTCTTCTATAGGAGGTAAGTAGGATGACACAACCGTATAACTACAACCTCCCTACTGGTAACCAAGTTCGGGCTGACTTAAAGCCCGAACTATTTGATTCTGCTATACTACAAAAAGGTTACACTGTCATATGGGAACAAGGCATGTTCTGTCCTTGTATTGATATGAGGTCTGGTCAACCTGACTACGCTTGCCCTGAATGTGGGGGTAAAGGTTA